CGACCAAGACAAAAACTAGGGGCAGACCCAAGACGTTTCAGTTGAGCAAGGACCAGCGGAACACTCTGTTGAACGCGCGTAACAATCTCAAAGACATGAAAAATAGTATTGATGAAACGCAGGACTGTCATCTGTCGGACATCAGAAACCTGCATGAGGCTGTGGATCTGATGGATAAGATACTTGGGTTTGATAGTCCAAACACTGAGGGCGGCTGGTACTACATGGATTATGTTCTGTCGGAGGATGTTCCCAATGGCTGAAAAACTTCCGCCGGGGTATCAGTATTATCAGACATTTGATGTTACGGTACATGTTACCTATGCAAAAAGTTACAGGATCAGGGCTATGAATGATGATCATGCGATAGCCTTGGCAAGGAACAGAGTGAAGAAACGTCACAAGCACACTGACAACCAGGGGTTGGGTTTTGTGGACGCTGTTGGTGTGAAGGCGGATAGGATTCGTGAGGAAAACGACTGATGAAACAACGAGATCCGAATTGGCGAGACATACGCAAACATCACATCATCCCTGACAAACGGGGTGATGAGATGTTGCGCCAGCATCAACAAGAAATGGCAGATGCAGGTAGGTGTCCAAGATGCGGAGCAACGGGTAGGATTGAGGTGCATGGGCATGTGCAATGTGCATCGTGTTCCAGCGTCATTGATGACTGCTGTCAAGGAGAGTATGGGTGCTTCATATAAGGGCATACAATGGCTGGCTGTTTGAATGCACGGTTGACCCAGAGTTCGATGTGATGATGGGCACTACGTTTGATCCTAGTTTTCAAGAAGAGCCGTATCAGAATCCAAAAATTCGGGAAAACCACATCAATGGTATGAACGGCTACACTGTGCGCAGGGGTAAAGTTACAAGCGCAAAACCACTATCGTTAAAAGGTTTGAGGAAAAGGTTATGAAGATGAAAAAAGGTTTAAAACCGGGGGACATGAGCGAGGAGATGGCTAACGACGCCGCGCATAAATTAAACGAGGTCATGGAGTATTATTCCAAACTAGATTTGGACACAGACTTTGCGGCATATTTATTGCTTACGTCTGGTGTGTCTCTTCTGATGTTGAATAACAGGCATGACTCTGTCGAGGCGCTTCGAATTATTTCGGCATCAATTCGTTGTGCGGCAGACAATGTAGAAACAGACGAGGAGACGAAACATTGATTATGCAGGGTGATGGGAGTTGGGCAAAAATAATCAACGAAGGTTTGTGCCCCAGATGTATTATGACTTTGCACGGTGAAAACAACCAGTGCAATCAGTGTGGGTGGATATGGAATCCGTCTCATGCTACATCAGATGCTGGGTCAGAGGAGACTGACATGCATACAACAAGGCTTGAAGCCAGCGAACAGGAGATATGCGAGGAATCTGTGACCAATCCATCGATGGAGTGGCCCGAAGCTATGACTCTTGTTGAGGACGCAATAAGGTTCAAACTTGATTACATGGGCGACTATCCCCACGATTATACGGAGGCTGACAAGCAGCGCCTCGAGTCTGCTTGGAACAGAGTATTGAGAGGATAGTATGAGCGATAACATTCATTATTTACACGAACCAGTTAGCATAAAATTAGAACGAGACAAGGATAACATGGAAAAGTTAGAGGCCATTTTTGCGCGCCCAGAGTTGGGCATGAATACCGATGACTTTGAAAGATTCAAGGTGTCCAAGTTATGCAACGATGCATCAGAAATGTTGGAGGATGTCGTGATCCTGGGATCGACATCAGATGGCACAGTAAAGATGATGACAACCCAGGATGATGTAGCTGACGTTTTGTTTTATCTTGAGGTCGCTAAGAAAACGATCCTCGAAAACACCAGGATCAGCGATGATCCGCCTTTTTGATCACACATGTTCACATTTAAAACAGATCCTTACGAGCATCAGCTTGAAGCTCTGAGACGTTCGCACGACAAAATCAATTATGGATACTTCATGGAGATGGGGTGCGGTAAGTCAAAGGTTCTTATCGACAATATTGTTTGGCTATACGAGCAAGGTCTCATTGACACTGCTGTTATTGTTGCGCCCAAGGGGGTATACAGAAACTGGGAAACATCAGAGATACCAGCACACTTCCCTGATCAGATTCCGCACGAGGTTTATGTATGGAATCCTAATCCTAACAAGACACAATCCAAGAGGCTTGCGGAGGGTGCAGTTGTAGCCGAGAGGCGTGAGGTCTTGCGTATTCTGTTGGCTAATGTTGAAGGCTTTGCAACTAAGAAACTACCAGCGTTCGTGGAGATGTTCACAAAGGACAGCGCGTTCATGCTGGCTGTTGATGAGTCCACGACAATCAAGAACCACAAAGCCAAGCGAACTAAAAGCATGGTTCGTGTTGGCATGAAAGCTGATTACAAGCGCATTCTAACCGGGTCACCAATCACAAAGTCACCGATGGATTTGTATGCACAATGCGGATTCCTTGATAAGAAGCTGTTGGGCTTTGACTCATACTATTCATTTCAGGGTCGATATGCGATTACCAAAACTCAACGCATGGGTGGGCACAGCTTCCAACAAATTGTTGGCTACAGGAATCTGGAAGAGTTAACAGACAAGCTCGACAAGTTTACCTTTCGCGTGACAAAGGAAGAGGCATTGGATCTGCCTGATAAGATATACACCACTCGACAGGTATCAGTGACAGACGAGCAGCGTCAGCACTACATGTCATTGAAGAAGCATGCGATAGCCATGCTGGATGATGGTGAGTTGGTGTCGGCTCCGGCTGTGATTACACAGCTACTACGCCTGCAACAGGTCTTGTGTGGTCATATCAAAACTGATGATGGTGAGTTGCTTGAGATACCTAGCAAGCGTATTGATGCGATGATGGAAGCCATTGATGAGATGACGGGAAAGGTCATAATTTGGTCACGATTCCGCTACGACATGCGAAAGATAGAGTCGGAGATTACAAAAGTTCATGGACCGGGGTCCGTGGTTACCTATTTTGGGGACACGAGTGATGATGCAAGACAAGAGGCCATACAAAAGTTTCAAAACGACGAGGCTGTACGGTTTTTTGTAGGCAACCCACAGACAGCAGGCCGTGGTCTTACTCTGACAGCAGCATCAAACGTGATCTACTATGCCAACGATTTTAATCTTGAGAGTCGTATACAATCCGAGGATCGATGTCACAGAATCGGACAACACAAGTCAGTGACCTACGTTGATCTAATTACACCGGGGTCTATCGATAAGCACATTGTCAGTTCTCTGCAAACAAAGATTGATTTGTCTGCGAAGACTCTGGGCGAACAAGCCCGTCAATGGTTGGAACTTTCTCGTTGATTTGGTGTGTGTATAGTCCGCAAACATTTCGTTCCATGTCCACGTATATTAGTTTTACACCCAACTTACGTTGGTCGTCAGTCAGTCGTCGAGATACAATTGTTCCATTGTCTCGCCTTGCGACTTTCTTAACATCAAACAGCAATACTTCGCCATCAGGACTGATAGACACCAGGTCAACTGGTCCTTGTTCAAGTAATGGAGAGTAAACGTAATAACCCTGACTGAATAACCAGTTCGCAGCTAACAGTTCACATCTCTTACCGTCTGCATTTTTAATGTTTGGCCTCATTTTTTTAGTTGACCCTTTGATTTGTTGTGATGTAAGGTGTGATCTTATCAGCATTTATAGAAAGGTACAACAGGTGGATACGAAAAAATGGAAGTCAGTTGCAATTACTTGGGAGATGCATGAGCTTCTTGTGAAGATGGCAGATGAGGCTGATCGTCCCGTCAGCAGACAACTGACACACATCATTAAGCATGCTTGGGATCGTGAAGAGAGACATGATGAAAAATCTAAAAGTAAGTAATAGGTTTGGGTGCCCTCATTGCGGGTTTGATAGCATGCATCAGTCTCAGGTTCAGCTATATTGCAGAACAGAGGGTATAGATGCGAGAACCAAGCGTGAAAGTAATGTTCTAATAGTTACTAGCATGTACGATGGTATGGTGAGTCAGTCTTCAAACGCAGAGGAATTTGATGAGTTTAATCCTTCGTCTAGACGGCAGGGTATGCGTGTTATTTTTAACTGCGAAAATTGTGATAATCACCCTTCATGGGTGATGTTTCAACACAAGGGTGCCACGATTACTGGGTGGGAAGTTTAGTTACGGTGTACATTTCGGGGTTGCAGTACACCGTTGGAATATGTATAACCCCGTTTCCGTCTGGTCAGTTTGTTGCTTTTCTGACTAGACGGACCCAGAGCCGAAGGGCGTAAACTTTAGAACGAGTATACATGGAGGTATGTGATGAGCGATTTGTTTTCGCTAATGGAAGAAGAGGTCGATGCTAAAAAGTTCGACACTGTTGACGAGGGTAAAGGATCTCGTCTGTCTAGTCTGGTGCGGGAATCTATGCACCTCGACGACAAAATCTCTGAGGCTGAGAAGTACCTCAAGGATTTAAAAGCTCAGAAAAAAAAGGTTAGCATGCAGGACATCCCCGAGTTGATGCGGGAGATGGACATGGACAGTGTTACCGTGGGCGGTAACAAGGTTACAGTTCGTCAGGTTGTTCATGCTAGGATCGATGAGAACAATCGCGACAAGGCTTTTGAGTGGCTACGCTCAATAGGCGAAGGCGATATTATCAAACATGATGTGACTGTGTCGTTCAGCACTGGTCAGGACAACCTGGCCGGATCTGTTGTCGAAGGTCTGCGCCAGGAATATGGCTTGGAGGCTGCACAGAAAACGCATGTACACCCACAGACTTTAAAGGGGTGGGTAAGGAACCGATTGGAGTCAGGCCAAGACATCGACTTTGACACATTCGGTATATTTGTTGGACACGAAACGAAAATTACGAGGACGTAGAAAGATGACTGGAAAAACAGAAGTAGCGCAAAAGGCGGAGTCGCTACCCGCAAATGTTATGGATGATTTGTTTGCAAACGCAGGTCAGGGTATGGAGAGCATAGGTGTTGAGGATATGCAGATCCCGTTTATGCGGATCTTGCAGCCACTGTCTCCTCAGTTAATTAAGACTGACCCAAAGTTTATTAAGGGTGCGTCGGCTGGAGACATCTTCAATACTGTGACGGGACAGTATTGGGATGCTGATGAGGGAGTGTCGATCATTCCATGTGCCTACGAGGTAAAGCTTTTGGAGTTCCAATTGCGTGAGTCTGGTGGTGGCTTCTTGGGCGAGATCGATGCCAATAGTCCTGATGTGGGCCAGGCCCAGCGTGTAGGGGCACAGGAGTTGTTGCCAAATGGTAACGAACTTGTCCGCACTGCACAGTTCCTGATCATTGCTGTGGGAGCAGATGGGATACCGCAGCAAATGATTCTTGATATGAAAAAGACTCAGATGAAAGTTGCTAAACAGTGGAACACCCGACGTGCTGGTATGAAGATCATGCACCCTGAGAAGGGACTGTTTACTCCGCCCATGTGGGCAACTGTCTGGAACATCAAAACGGTTCAGGAGAGCAACGATAAAGGTTCTTGGTTTAACTACTCCATATCTCCCCTTGAAATGGAATCGGTTAGTCAAGACGCTATCAAGGAGGCCAAGGGCATCTACGATAAGTTTCGCAAGGGGGACATAAAAACCTCCGCTGGAACTGCCGAGGAGATGACCTCTGCCAACCCCAGCGACGGAGATGAGATACCCTTCTAACAGTGCGCAAATAAATTGTGTTACAGGGGGGCACTTGGAGAGTAATTTCGCGCATTGGAACCTACGGGTTTAGATCAAATCTACTCTCACCCCCTGCCCTAAACCAACCAAGGGGAACGGTTATGAACCTGGACCAAAGGTTCATGGCTGCATTTGAAGGCTTTAGTGCAGCGCATGGACAGACACAAATATCGAATGAACGACGAGCGGGTAAGCAGAAAGCCAACTCATATATTGTACGCAAGCCCCTCACAATTGATCTTATAAGAGCGCACCTCGACGGCACTAATGGGGTGGGTTCAATACCAATAAACGAGGATAACAAGTGTAAGTTCGGGGCCATCGACATTGATGAGTACCCACTTGATCTTGTGGCTCTGGACAAAAAGCTGCGCAACATAGAAGTACCATGTGTTGTGTGCAGGTCTAAGTCTGGTGGGGCACATGTGTTTTTCTTTTTTACAGAGTTTATGAGCGCGGGTGAGTTCCGAGACAAGGCGTCAGAGATCGCTGCATTCATAGGTTTTGGTGGTTGTGAAATATTTCCCAAGCAAGAGCAGTTGTTAGTTGAACGCGGTGATGTGGGTAATTTTATCAACCTGCCATACTTTGACGTTGAGCAGACGTTGAGACATGCTATCCGTGAGGATGGTGAGCCTGCAAGCCTTGAGGAATTTCTTGATCTTGTTGTTTCCCGTACAACTACGCCGGATTTTTTTGGTGGTTTGGTGTTCGGCGTGGTTGAAGACGAGTTCAAGGAGTGGGCACCCTGCCTGAACTGTATGTTCGGGCAGGGTATCCCCGAAGGCACACGCAATACAGTCATGTTTGCAGCGGCAGTTGGGTGTAAGAAAGAAAGTCCTGACAATTGGAAGCAGCGACTTGAGGAAATAAATCAAAAGTTTTGCACACCATCTCTGCCTGCATCAGAGGTTGTAACAATCCAAAGTCAGCATGAAAAAAAGGAATACGGTTTTCCTTGCGAACAAGAGCCGCTCAAGAGCTTTTGCAACAAGACGCTATGCAAGACTAAGAAGTTTGGTATCGGCTACCAGTCAACATCTATCGACGTTACAGGGCTATGCGTGGTTAAGTCAGAGCCACCCGTTTGGTTTTGCGATGTTGGAGGCAGGCGCGTTGAGTTAACGACAGACGATCTGCAAACTCCACAGCGTTTTCAAAAGGCATGTATGGAACAGATACATGTTATGCCTCCGATGATGAAGATGCATGATTGGCAGGCGATTGTTACCATGATGATGGAAAACATGAACCACATCGAAGTGCCGCACGAACTGACATACAAAGGTCAGTTTAACGAGCTTGTCGAAGCGTATTGCGATGGTCGTGTTCAAGCACAATCCGCAGAAGAGATATCACTAGGCAAGCCGTTCACGGATGAAGATGGCCTGACGTACTTCAAGATCGAAGCCTTGATGAAATTTTTGCGCAACCACAAGTTCGATAATTACAGCCGTGGTCAGGTGCAGGAGAGATTGAAGGAGTTGAACAATGGTGCGGTGGCAAATGGCACCAGAAGATTCCCCACGTCACGAGGAGATCAGAAACAAATACGGGTGTGGTGGGTGCCATCGTACATCGATGAGGTGGAAGTCCCAGCTATTAAAGTGGCAGAAGACGAGGTGCCGTTCTAATGGAAACTACAATTTTTGGACCCCCAGGCACGGGCAAGACAACTAGACTGATCAACATCGTAAAGGATGAACTTGATCGTGGTACAGCGCCCGACAGGATTGCATTCATGTCCTTTAGCAAAAAAGCTGCGGAGGAGGCACGGGAACGTGCAGCACAAAGTCTAGGTATTGATGATCAACAGATGATTTGGTTTCGTACCTTGCACTCATTCGCCTTCAATGTGTTGGGCATGAACAGTCAGAATGTTTTGAAAGGACAAGACTACAATAAGATAGGGGACTTGCTTGGATTACCCATGCAGTCAACGGCGTCACTTAAATCTGACGAGGGTGTGTTGTTCTCACCGGGGCAGGCTCTTGGTGATCAGTATCACAGCATCATACAGTTGGCTCGTGTGACAGGTAACTCTCTTGAGGACCAGTTCAACAAGGAGTGGGGCAACAATCGCCTGCACTACCAGCAACTAAAGTTAGTTGACCAAGTGATCACAGACTACAAGAGACAGACGGACAAGATAGATTTTGTAGACATGATCGAAAGGTTCGTGGTCCGTGGTGATTGCCCCCTGTTTGACGTACTGATAATCGATGAGGCACAAGACTTGGTCCCGTTGCAATGGCGCATGATCCATGAGGTTATCAAACCTAACGCCAAGCGTGTGTACTATGCAGGCGATGACGATCAGTGCATCTACTCATGGATGGGTGTGAATGTAGCTGACTTTCTTAACGCATCCGACCACAAGGTAGTTTTGGATAAGTCCTATCGTCTTCCAAAACAGGTGTATGCATTAGCTGACAGCATGGTCAGAGGCTTAGACATGAGGCAAGAAAAGGTGTGGTCACCCACCGATAAAGCTGGATCGGTTGTTTGGCACCATGATATCCTTGATGTGGACATAACAACTGGCGAGTGGCTCATTCTTGCAAGAACCAACAACATCGCAAATAGGATTGCAACTATGCTCAAGGAGCAGGGGTTTCTATTCTGGCGTGATGGTGGGGCTGGTTGGTCCATATCATCAAATGTGTTGAACGGAATAGAGGTCTGGCTACAGCTATGCAAAAATCAGTTTGTGTCTTTGAAAGATTTAAGGATCCTGCAAAAAATATTACACCCTTCTGTAATCACCAAGTCTGGCAGGCGCAAACTTACAAACCTAGACCCCGAAGCCGTTTACAATCTCAGCGATTTGCAAAAGTTATGCGGCGTGGCTGCAACGCAAGAAACCCCGTGGTACGATGCATTGAAAGTATCGGAGAACGAACGGATCTACATTACTTCTGTTCGTCGGAGGGGCGAGTCTATATTGTCGGGCAAACCGAGGATTCGGATATCGACGATACACAAAGCCAAAGGTGGCGAGGCGGATAACGTATTGCTGTCCTTGGAATCTAGCCCAGTCATAAAAAGGTTGGGTGACCCTCAAGAAGAAATTCGCACGTTTTATGTAGGGATGACCAGAGCTAGGAAGTCTCTGCATATTGTTGATTCATTTTCCAACTATAGGTTTGAGCTATGAAAACAAGGGAAGAATTCTTAAAGGAAGCAGAGCTACTGATCAATGGTCCGAGAGCCTTACAATATGGACCAGCCAAGAAGAACCATGAGCGCATAGCCCAGATATGGAACATACTGCTCGATAAGAAACTGCAAAGCAGGATCGACCCTGAAGATGTGGTGGCTTGTATGGTGGGCCTGAAGCTGGCAAGACTAGCCGAGGACATACAAAAGGATGATTCATGGGTAGACATAATCGGGTATGCCGCATTGGGTGGGGAGTTGATAAACGATGAAAGCTGATTTGTTTGACAACGAGGAGGAGTGGTTGCCTCCAGCCTCGTTGCCCGACCTCACATCGTGTGATCGTATTGCGATTGACTTAGAAACTTGTGACCCAAACCTGTTGACTCTTGGTCCAGGGTGGTGCCGTAACGATGGCTTTGTTATTGGCTTTGCCGTAGCTGCCGGAGACTTTGTAGGTTACTTCCCCATACGTCACAAAGGTGGCGGTAACATGCCTGAAAAAGTTGTGTTGAACTGGCTCAAGAAACAGATGGACACACCCAACATAGAAAAGATTATGCACAATGCGATGTATGATCTTGGATGGTTGCGTTGGGCTGGTGTCGAAGTCAAAGGCAAAATCATTGATACAATGATTGCAGCCCCTCTGCTTAATGAAAACAGGCGATTCTACAATTTAAACTCGCTTGCAGGTGAGTATCTTGGCGAGTGGAAAAACGAGAAGATGCTGAAGGCTGCTGCCTCCATGCATGGTGTGGACCCCAAGAGTGAAATGTGGAAGCTACACTCCGCGTTTGTAGGCAGATACGCAGAGCAGGACGCTCGTGTCACGTTGCGCTTATGGGATCGATTGCGGTCAGACATAACCAATAACGAAGTCACTGGGATTTTTGAGTTGGAGACATCGTTGTTGCCTGTCATGTTGGACATGAAAACAAAAGGTGTTTGTGTAGATGTTGATAAGGCACAGATTGTAAAAGTCGAATTACAAAAAAGGGAAGATGTATTACTTAAAGAAATAAAGGAAGTCACTGGCGTTGCCGTTGAGCCTTGGGCCGCTGCATCTGTAGCAAAGGTGTTCGACAGTCTTGGTCTTTCTTACAACAGGACAGAAGGCTCTAATGCGCCCTCCTTTACAAAAGCTTTTCTTGCAAATCAAACTCACCCTATCGCACAAAAAATTGTACGCCTTCGTGAGTTTAACAAAGCCAATACAACATTTGTCGAGACTATTCTTGAGCATGCGCATAATGGTCGTATCCATTGTGATTTTCACCCTCTTCGTACAGATGAAGGGGGCACAGTTACCGGACGATTTTCTTCGTCCCATCCGAACCTCCAACAGTTGCCAGCGAGAGACCCCGAAATTAAAAAAATGATACGGGGTTTATTTATACCAGAGGAGGGCTGCAAGTGGGGCAGCTTTGACTATGCCTCACAAGAGCCTCGTTGGCTGGCACACTACTGCGGTCAACTGACAGGCATCAGACGAGACCCACAGATTGATAACGTCATAGCAATGTATCACAAGGGTGATGCAGATTTCCACCAAATGGTTGCGGACTTGGCTGGCATCACACGCAAGGAGGCCAAGACAGTTAACCTTGGTATCATGTATGGCATGGGTCGTAAAAAATTGGCTGGCACATTAGACATCACCGAGGACGACGCCAAGATTTTACTAGACCAGTATCACAACAAAGTTCCGTTTGTTAAGGGCATAGCCGACATGGCTATGGACCAGGCACAGAAAAATGGTGTCATACGGACGTGGCTAGGTAGGAAATGCAGGTTTGATATGTGGGAGCCACGATCCTACGGCTACAACAAGGCACTGCCGCTAGAACAAGCTGCTAAAGAGTACGGAGGCAGAGGCATGATACGCAGGGCATTTACATACAAAGCCCTGAACAGGTTGATACAAGGATCAAGTGCGGATCAAACAAAGAAAGCAATGGTTGAATGTTACCAGTCAGGTCTAGTGCCCATGCTGACCGTACATGACGAGCTATGTTTTAGCATCGATGACCCAGAGGAAGTTAACAAAATTCTGGACATTATGACCACTTGCGTTGAAGGATTGAATGTTCCTTTTGAAGTGGACGCCGAGCTTGGAAACAATTGGGGAGACATAGAATGAAGAACCTTTGCTACCTTTGTGGGTCCGCCGTTATTTGGGGCGGAGACCATGATGTGGATGCTGACTCATGGTTTGAAGATGGAGAGTTTATCATAGAGTCGAATCTACACTGCCCAAGCTGTGGAGCATTCTATTTAATGTACCATCCAAAGCCAGAAGAGGATAAAAATGATGATTCTCAGAGACCTGAAGGTACTACCACATAGCTATCGTCAACGAAGTCCACGAGAATCGATGTTTTTATCTAGTGTTTTCAGTCATTTGCAAGTGTGCGCATACGGTCTACTAAACGTCTCGCGCGGTTGGGAACCTGCGTATACCACCTCGAATCGACCATCTCGTCGGCTGCGGCACTGAAGTTACGGGCATCTACGCCAGCCTTCATACCCTTGAACTTGCTGAGTCTGGGCCTTCCCATGTTAAACATCATATTTGCTATGATGTGCTGGCATTCTTCGGGCAGGTCATCGAAGTCAGGGTACAATACTTTGCACTCATCGATGGTCACAGCTATGTCCAACGCGAACAAGTTTCTCACTCGCTCTTGTTCAACAATTGTGCCAACAGGCTTACCGTACTCTTCATCACTTTCAGTAATTAAATGGCCTACACCACACGTTGGCAGAGCTAAATGGTCCAAATAGATCTCGTATTTGCACCCCTCATCTTCAGCGATTTCTTCGCGTAGCTTATCTTTGTTCATAACTAACCTCGTAATCTTTCAAATAAATCCCTGGTTCGTGGATCTTGAATCGTGGCTCCTGCGCTGGGGGCTTGTGATGTTTGCACGGGAGCCGCATCTGGCAGCGATACTGGAGCGACTCCCGTCGCTGCCGTGGGGGAGGAACTTTCCACGGCAGACACTTCAATCTCTGGCTCTTGTACTCTTCTGCTTAACTCAAAGGAAGGCATGCCCTCACCTTCACCTTCGGCCCCTTCGGCTGTAAGTTTGTATCGGCTAAACTCCCTTTGTAAACTCTGCAATCTTTTTTTCAAACCTTGAGAATCAAACGTGCGCCCGTTTTCTTTGTAAAACTTTCTTATGTCTTCGATGTCGTTCAAGGGAATATTTAATGCCTTAAACTTGCCAGCAATAATTTCGTCGCCGCCAGAAAAACTTACTGCCCTGGCTCCCTCTCTCAACTCAGCCCCTTTATAACCAAGCTTTTCCATGTTCTCTACAAGCCTGTACGCTCTGTTATATATGCGAAACTTGCGTTCGTTCTCTTCCTTGTAGTTTTCTACTATCATGTCAACGGGGTCACGGTCTCCCGTAAACGATCTTGTAAAAGCCCGAAGCTGACTATTAAAGTTTTGCTGTGGTTGTCTTGCATCCTTGTTGTGTTCCAAAGCCTTGTACAAGAACGCCTTCTCGGGATCTATTTTAACCTCACCGATACCCGTAAACTGACGAATTATTTCTTCAGCAACCATGCGTCGATTGCCTTTGTTATCCAACCCTTCTTCGTTCAAGAAGGGTGCAAGCAAACGACCCGGCTCAAAAAATTCAACATCACCTGTCTTTTGTTCCACCTCGGCTATGTCAATTGTTTCAGTCAAAACTGTTGGCTGAACGATGTCACTTAAATGGGCTATAACTTTGCCTAGCTTGTTAGTATCTTCTGACTTATAAATTCTTCGACCTGTAGGAGTTACGCCCCCACGAACTGTAACATCCAAAATTCTTTCCGTAATAATTGACTCTTCCGCAAACGGACCAAACATTTCTTTTGCTGCACCCACAACGGCATCTATTGCAATTTTAGATCCATCTAAATCTCGTTCATTGCCGTCGTTAATGGCATTAAACACAGCAGCTACAGGTCTGCGTAAATAGTCATATGGGTTGGTAAAGCTAAAATCTATGTACCCGCTGACATTACCTTTCTTGTCAACGCTAGTGGGTATCAAGGTACTGTTCTTACTCCAGGGTGCGGCAAGTTCACGCAAAGCTTCTATAGTGTCACGCGATAGATCGTTTGCGAACAACGCTGCTTCTTGAAGTGCGGGTCCAGTTCCCAAAACGGTAAAGGCAAGACCGTTGATACGGCGTTTACCAATCCTTTTCATTCGTTGTCCAGCTTCTACTTCACCCGCATCTATCATCCTTTGCCCTAGCTGAACTTCATCTATACTCCTGTTCAACGCATTCGCAGATGTGCGCAAGATCTCAGCAGGGAAAGCTATGAAGTTTCCAAGAGGCAGCTTACGGAGTGCTTTAATAGCTTCAGGCACACGTTCGTAGTTTGGAACTGTGCTGTTTACAATTTCTGCTGCGTATTGATTTAAACTCTTAAACCCTTGATCAGTGGCAAACTTCTCGGCACGAGCCACGTCTCCACCAAATGCATTGATAAGCTTGCTACGCTCAAAGTCAAAGTTGTATATCTTCCATATGTCATCGCCGCCTTGGTATAGGTCACGCAATCTTTTGTCTATCGATGAAAGGAATTGAGCGCCTCTGCGCCTTGCAGATTTTTGTGCTAGATCAACACCAAGCTCATCAACTTCTAGCTTGTTGGCTCCATCTAAACCAGTTTCAATTATTCTTTCTAACTCACGCAACTGCGCTTGAGTTCCAAGAACTCCAAGCTCCTGCAACTCTCTAAAATATGCGGCTCTGTTTTCAGGGGACGACTTCCTTATATTCTCAAGCACTAAGGCAACAGACTCGTAGACATTCGCACCTCGTCCTACGTTGCCATTGGCAAGGGCAAACAAAGCTGCTGAAGTTACGTTACGCACTTGAGTTATGGGGCTGTAAACTGTTTTTACTTTCTGCGCAAAACCTTTGCCTCTCAAAAACCCACTGTAGATTTGTGACAAAACTCTACCCGTGCCCGCTTCAGCAGACAACGCTCTGGTTAGGTCATTGAAAACAGGTCTACGAGCATAGTATTGTGTGGCAAGATTATCTACATCTGCGCCAGCAGCCAACGCACCAAAACCTGGATCTTTTAACTGCACATACTTGCTGCCTTGCTCAGAGCCTAGTCCACCCATTTGTTTGATGACGTTACCATCAACGATGTCTTCGCCACCAATTCTAACCATTGCACCACCTTGCGCCGGATCAGCAACCATTCTCCCAACACCCTGTAACAGAAATTTTTGAAAGTTATCTACTGCCACAGTCTCAGCTAATGATCCCACCGTGCGCACGAATGCCTCTTCCAAGGCTCTGGGTTGTGTAGAACCAGGTCTAATCTCACCTAACAGCTTCATCAAAACTTCATCATCTAAAGTTTTAGATTGAAACACGTCCCTTCGCAGTCGTTGGGTAGCAACTCTGGTGTAGTCTTCTGGCTTGCTTGAAAAAAACCCTGTTTTGTTTTTGTACTTTTTAAGAAAACTTTCAATCAAAGTATTAGCTATGTCAGGGGTTATAGCTGCGTCATCAGCCAAAGGCTCAAGCAAACTAGCTGATCTGTCCACAAACTTATTGTACAGGTTCCTAGCAGAGTTTGGGTTGTCTAACAAAAACTGAAAAACTTCCTGCCTTGTTTGAGCAAACTCCGCAGAATCAAAATATTTTTGAGGGTCGTCAAACACTCTGTATTGACGACGTAAATACTTGCCTAAATTTTCTTCTATCTCTTGTGTGATCAAGGCTGCTCTAGTTCTAAGATTGTCTGGCATACCTTCTTCGCCCAGTGCCTTTAGGTATGCAGAGTCCTTGGCGCGGATAGAAAGACTGTCTATCTGGTTACGCATGAGCAACGCAGGCTCACGTAGAAAATCTGGTAACGCTGTCGCTAGGTCATCCAGATTGTTTACATCTAGCTCTCGTCCTAACCCACCCTGTGATACTGGTCTTCTGGCCCGCACCTTTGCGTTTCTAACCATCGCACTTTGTAAAAACTCTGGCGATCTTGTGAGAAAACCGTACAAGGCATTCATAGATTCGATCTTGGTCAGTGGTCCAAAGTCTTTTAGGTTTATAGAGTCGGCCCGCTTGAAAACTTTCTTCATGTTTCTTTCAAGTTTGCGGACAGCATACGCAGCCTGATTGGCTTCGCTGTCGATGCCGCCTTGAACCACAGCCTTTGCTCTAGCAGTTTCCAAAGACAAGTCCCCACGAAATCTAAGCTTGGCCTTTACCCCGTCAACAACATCCGCCGCTGTTGAATCAGGATCTATTCCAAGCCCTCTGGTAATGGCTGGAGGTAGCTCAGACTTACTGTAAGCCTGACCCAGGCGGGTATTGCCTGTTGCCTCGGCAACATTTTTAAAAACTTCACGAGTATTTTTTGCGCCACTAGCCAAGACTGTGCCAGTCAAACTTAATGCGGGTTTAGCAGCAAGGGCCGTACCAGATAGTAGATAAGGAAAACCAAGAGCAACTGCACCAGCTTCACCACCTACCCTAAGTTTGTTTCTTAATCTTCTTAGAGCTTCGTCACCACCACTAAGACCAATATCTTTTTCTGTTAGTGTAGGTCCGCCCTCAACAAAATCACCTATTGTTGTGGTGCCATCCGTTGCTACGGCTGCATCAAAAACTAAAGCTGCACCAGCTTGTTGTGCATTAAATATAGCTTTCTGTTTTGTTGTCAGTGCTGCGGGCATTGGACCAACATCAGCCACACGACCTCGTCCAGCCTCTCTAATGGACCTGTTTAACTTGCCTATCTTGCTGGCTTTAGAAACAAGGCCAACACCGCCAAGGCCGGGTATAACAAACTGAGTTGCTATCTCTGCTATCTCTGCGGGCAGACCAACAGGATCTAGGCCAAGATACTCGCGAAGATCTTCACCAGCCTGATCTACGGCACGGACAGTGTTTGTGTCAAACACAAAGTCAATGCCCGAAGCACCCAGTTCAGCCACACCTTGAACTGCCTTGGTTGCACCAGAGGCTACGCCCTCTGCAATTTCTTGGAAGGTTCCTTCAGACTCGGTCCTTGGATCTACGCGACGATTACTACTTACAAGTTCAAGGTCTTTATTTTCAGGAAATCGTTCATCATACGCTGCTTTAGCAGCATCCTCTGTGGGGTACTTTGTGTCATCATATGTGATAAACTTACCCTTATATGTAATGGTTTTTTCTGCCATCGTGTATTTCCACTAAGGAAGTGTGACTTGAATTTTTTTAAGGAAGTCTTCTTTGTTAACTTGAAGCAGAGCAAAATCGGGATCTGTGGGCTGCTTCCCTGCCATTATTATACTTCTTAAAATGTTTTCACCAATTTCTGGTTGTTTGTATACATCCTGTAACATTCCAGGACTTCCAGCGAGTATGTTAGCTAACGATGGGCTTAGACCTTGTTGCTTTGTATACATAGAAAACTGCTGACCGTACTTACCTGGATCAATGTCCCTTTCAAAAATAAGCTTAACGGCGTCAGCCTCTGGCATGTTGTAGTCACGCATGAGGAATTGAACCTGCTTTATTTTGTCAGGTGTGTTGTTTTGAAGGGATTTTAAATACTCCAAACTAACGTCAAACTGTTTCATAACTAGGGCTTGTTCTGTAGCCTCTTCACGAGCCTCCTTCTGTAGACCCATTTGAAGTCCAGCTAATAGATTTGCCTGCTCTGCCTTCTCAACTTCACGCATGTCATCGCCATAACCTCTGAGGGATTCTTTTCCTGCTAACGCTATGTTCGTTGCTGCGTCAGGCGATTGACCAGCGGCCATGTTCAAGAAGAACTCCATGATCCTCATATCACGACGGCTTTTAAGATCAGGAGCTTCGATGCCATAGTCAGACAACAGAGATTTAGCTTCATCTACATACTCTCTAGTTGTTTTGGTTTCACCCTGTAGATCGCTGAGACTCGTTATTAAATTTTTGTAAGCATCACCATCATCTGAATTCTTGAGACTTCTGGTTACATTTCCAGTTGTGTCTTTGTCTGGACGTGCCTCTCCTGGGACTGCTGTACTAAATGTGTTAAGAGCAGCAGGCTGATCGGTCACCTGTCCAAGGACCACCTGTTTCGGTGGCTTTGGAGAACTTGTATTGGCTTCTGTTGCTCCTGTTATAATGGCACCAAGATCAGATTCTTGTTTGACTGAACCCCCACCAATTTGTAAGTTTGGACCAAGAATATTTTTATTTATAAAATCTACAATACCAGTTCCGCTGCCTCCTTGTGGCAACGCGGGGGGATGGTATCCACCATGTTCCATTTTAACAGGCTCTTGCTGCGTAGCAGCCCTCATCATGTTTGGCCCTGATGCCAAAATACCCGAAGGCATGCGAGACATCTGCCTGCGCTGCTGCGGATTGACGAACATCTTACGAGATAGTGGGTTCCGCATCATTAGGCTCGTCCTCCAAACATTGGATTAAACAACCCGCCATACAGACCTGCGCCCAACAGACCAATACCCTGTGTTAGCGGGTTAGGTGGTGGCGTTTGTGTTGTTGACGTTGTCTGTTGCAACGCCGGAACACCACGGAAAATGTCTGACAAGAAGCCTAATTGTTGGAACGGAAGCTGCTGCTGTCCAAGTTGGTTCTGCTGTTCAATGTTAAGACCAGTTTGTGTTTGCTGCTGTTGCAACCCGCCGATGCCCAACAATGTGTTGATATCCTGTACACCCAATTGTTGACCCATCTGACCCAGCCCAGCAATACCTTGTGACAAAGCTCCACCAAGCTGTGCCTGCTGCAACTGTTGATTAGCTGCCTGCTGTGCCAGTTGTGATGCTTGCGCAAAACCCGCGCTGCGTAACCTCTCGCCCGTACGAGCCTGCTGCTCTAGCACGTTCCTGCCAAGCTCACCTTGCGCAATACCTTGCCGTGACCCACCAAACGCACCTGCACCTACAGCCTGTGCACCAAGTTGGTTCTCCTGCATCTGACCTTGCCGTGCAATGTCTGATTGTGCCCGTTGAACAACATCGTCAAGATACGGATCCATGTAATCTTGATAAGCCGTTGGAGACATGCCTGCGCCAGCGGCTGTTTGCATGGCACCAGTCAAACCCTCTTGTGCCTGTTGCAAGAATGGCTGGTAAGCACCAACACCTGACATAGCGGCATCGATAGCTGCTGTCTGCCCCGCACCAAAGCCTGCTTGCTGTGCTTCAGCAAACGGCATTGTCAAACCAAGACCGCCATCCTCTGTCGGTTTGAACAAGCCTTGCGCCGAGGTTAGAAGGTTAGCCAAGTATTGTTCTTGAAATTCTGGTAATCGTGTTACCTGTTCAACTGTTTGTGTAGCCATTACGCCTGTGCCTCCAATTCGGACATCATATCATACATTCGTGCTGCACCGATATCTCTATCTCCACCTCCAGCACCACGAACAGCCGCTGCCGTCAATACAAATTCACCGTCGGATAGTCTAGCAGGCACGGAATCAGATGTCCCGGTCCCTGGTCCGTTGACCTCCCCACCGTGCATACGAGATATCGGTGGCATAAACGGACTTCCAGCAAGCTCCCTTTGATATTGAGCCAAGTCTTCTGGGTCAGTCAAAAACAAAGTTCGATCTTCGTCCCTGGACCGTGATGTTATGTCAAACATCTCGCCTACAGGTTCCGGTCTACGCTCAAACTTTTCTTCTTCCTCGTCCTGTGTCAGTGCTGCAACGGCACCAAGACCACCAAGTCCAAGCGCAAGCTTCTGTCCTGTGGACATGTCACTGAGCAAGTTGCCGAATATTCCAGAACTCGCTGAACTTTGTTGTTGTGCGAGAGCCTCTGCTGCACCAGCAGGATTACCTAATGGGACTCCTGTATCAATAATAGCGGAAGACGCTTGTGGCATAGTAGCAGCAGCGGGAGCATTTAAAAATCCAGCAGATCCTGGAAACATTTTACCAGCGCCATATCCCAATGCGCCACCAATTGCAGCAGTTTTCAAAGCCTCATCAACATCTTGCCCTGCTACCAATCCACCGATCCCTGATCCAAGGGCCGCGTACAAAGCAGCACTGCCACCAGGTCCACCAAGACCAAAGCCAACGACACCACCAATGACTGGGGCGGCACTTTTGATTGCTTTTGTCAGATTACTAAATAGCCCCATCAGGTCACCACCTTCACAGTACCACTGTCATTATACAGAGCGCCTGTTTCAAGTCCAGTTGCGCTTGTTGGTAGATTAGTCAAAGTAATCTTTGTACCACGCAACTCTCCAGGGTTGCGTTCCTGTGCGATAAACAACTCAAGGGAACGAATTAGGTCAGACATATACTGAACCGAATACTCTGTCGGTGCTTCGGGTAGCCTTGGTGGTGCAATCTGGTTCGATGACATTAGCGTCTACCATCCTGTCGTATATCTATGCGTGGACTGCCAAGCTTCCATCTAGCTCCAAGGGCCGAGGACTCAATACGAAGAGCAAAGGATCTACCACGAGATCTCAAGAACAACTGGTTCGTGAACGTCTCAACAGGTGACGTAGCTGTTCGTATCGTGTCCCCCGATGCTGTGTTATCGAACCCTGCACCTGGGAAGTTCCTAGACTTTACAGTAAATGTAGCCTGCGGACTACTTAGATTTGTTGAGCCATCAAAGGTAATATCAGGTATCACCCTGCCAATATATGTAAACTTGTCGCCATCACCGATGTCCATAGGCGAGGACTCGATGTACGAGTTCATAGCTGATCCGTCGTCATCGTACCCAAGCTCATGGTTATATAGGTATTGATTGCCTGCCGCCAATGGGAAGGATCTCACACCA